AGAATTAATACTTGCGTATTTATAACTACCTATTAAGTTATGCGTATTTTTCATTTCTATATGCGAATCATCGTTAATGTATGGTTTACATAACCCAAAATCAATTATGAAAATACGTTTATTCATACTGTCGCATCCCAGCATAAAATTGTCGGGTTTAATGTCTCTATGTATAAGTCCTCTTGCATGTATGCTCTGTAATATTTGTATTATCTGTACACCAATTTTCTTCGTTGTATTAATCGGTATTACCGTGTTTTTATCCTTTATTTCTTGTAATGAAAGCCCTAATAAATCGGTTACCATATAATAATTGTTATCGTCTCTACCAAACCATTTTAGTTTAGGTACACATTTCAAATCTTTAAGATAATTATATATAGTGGATTCATTTTTTATCATTTTAAGGTTACGTTCTATAGATTCGACTTTAATAGCAACTTTATTTCCTGTTCTAATATGAATTCCTTTAAATACAGAACCAAACGACCCTTGGGCGATTTTATCTGTTATTTTATATTTATTATTAATTATCATAATAGACAATATAATTTACAATTATATTATAATTGTAAATCATTTTAGATTAAATTGCATTATATTTGATATTGTAAATTGTTAAATACCGTGCATTTTGTAGAATTTGATAATATCTATTGTGTAATGATATAAACTAATGTATAGTGACAATAATTTATTGTTTATCCAGCAACTATATGATGAATATCCTTGTTCTCTGTTCACATCATATGCGTCTAAATCGGGCGCCATTAATTCATCCTGTATATCGTCCTCACAAAACGAAGATATATGATAACTATTTTCTTTATTCTCAGTATTCCATACTTCTGTATTTTTTTTCAAATTGATCAATTGAATTATTTTAGTATTTGCATTTTCTAAATCACTAAATGATGGATATGGTGTTGTTTTATGAACATATGGTTCCTTATTTTGTGACATAATATTATCCAATATTATATTATATGCAAATAAAATGAAGATCATTATACATAAAATATGACTGATAATCAAGTAAATAAGTATTACAAATATATAATTATACAACTATAAAATAAGTTATTGAGAATATATGGAAAAATATAGTGAGAATTTGGTGTAATATCATAACCATTTTGACATTATTATCGATTGGTATCAAGTGTGAATATCCAACACTAGATTGGATGGTCACCGAAGTAAATAAACAATCTATAAATTCTATTTCGTCTTTGGTTGTTCTATCATCCAATACTTCTAATTCATGGCTCATAACATAATAGATGTATGAGAATAATAAAATTAACACCACATTAAATAATACAATAGTTAATAAACTACCTATCCTTTTTTTCAGCATCTTATAAAAATACTATATTATAATAATTTACACATACAAGGATTGATTTGTAACTACATATTTTAATGTTAATTGAGGTATCTCTCTTAGCTTACTTAAGAACTCCATATCTCCTGTAAGTTCCGCGACCTTTTCCATCTCTGCTGAAATATTGTTTATTTTCAACAGAGCTTTTACAAATTCTCCTAAAAATATTCCCTTATCTCCTGCTAGCCTATCTAATATTTGTCTACATTCTGCTGGATTATTACACGAACACCAGTCTACAACATAACTCACTAAATCAAAATGAATATCATAGTCTAACCCACTATTGATACCTTGTTGTGTTTCTTTCTTTTGGAATTCGTCATAAAGTTGTTTTACATCAAACAAAAGGTTAGTCAGATTTGGCGCATCTATGTTTGGCTGGTAGGATTTCATATCATCATTAATGGTTAGATTGGTAAAACAGCTAAATAATGCTACTAATTCGTGGGATGTTAACCTCTGCAATTTTTTATGTTCAATCAATTTTCCAAATGCTAAAGAATGTATTTCTTTTATGTTACTTGCTATTTTGCCTCTGGGTGTTAATGTATATGTATCTGTATCTGTGGTATTATTATTGTCTATCTCAACATATCCCTCTTCAGCCAATAGTTGTACAACATTTTCTATAGAATAGTCCATGTAGTTAGAAGCTTCTTTGTATTCTTTTTCATAAATCTGCAACTGTAAAGTGAGTTTGTTTCTGCTGTCTGTTGATTTATTAAAAATTCTACTATTGGCTTCAATATTCGGGTATTCCGCTTTTAGGTTGTCTATATGAGAATACAATTTCGCACGTTTTTTCGGTGCTACTTTTTCTATTTGTTGGCATGTATCTAAATAATCCTGGTACACCTTAGCCATCTTTTCATCGTAATGTTTTGTTCCTTTGTTATTTGTTTCGTCTAGTTCTTTCTGAGTGGTTGTTATCTTATTATAAATTCCCTTCAGTTGCTCGTCAATATCATTAGTTATCATACTTTTTCTAGCAAAAGATTTTACATTCGAGTCGCCAATATCGATCAAATTTAACAAAAGATTATACGATATCTTGAATTTGGAAATCAAGCTTTGTGGCGCGCCTGATAACATCTGCTTATACTCCCATTTGGACGTGTCTCGAAACAAATTGTTTAGGTGGATAACATTTCCAACTGTATCTAATCCCAATCTTCCTGCGCGTCCACTCGCCTGTACAAATTCATGCCCCAATAAACATCTAAATTGGTCTCCATCATGCTTATTTATATCCGTAAATATAGTTGTTTTTACAGGTAAATTCAACCCAATAGCAACGGTTTCTGTGCAGAATAACATCTTGATATATCCTTTAGCAAAGAACAATTCTACAATCTCTCTTAAAACAGGCATCATACCTGAGTGATGGGTAGCTATTCCTTTTTCTAAAAGTGATACTAATGTATTGTATTCTGGAAGAAGCAAGTATTCTTCATAGTTGGGTAGTTTACGAATAATATCATCGCATTCGCGTTTAACAGTATACGGTATTTTGCTGTCAAACTCAAGCAAAGGTACTGTCAATTCTTTTGCGCATATATCTATTTGTCTCCTCGAAAAAACATAGCATAATGCAGGTAACATGTTTTTCTCTACAAGCAACTTGGATACGTTATTTAGCACATGATTCCGTTTTACTCTAACCTTATTTTTACCGAACAAGTCGAGTGTCTTAGCAACTTTGTCATAATGGTCATTATCAAACTTACCCTTTGCGTCCTGAATAACAAACAATTTATTAGTTATATTTTTTACTTCACTTTGTACTGCTTTATCTTTGACTAATTTGAATATGGAATTATTTGTAGTAATATAAGAATAATGTGTTAATGGTACTGCTCGTACTGTTTTCTTGACTAGGTATACTATTTTCTCTGTATTATCGGAAGGTTGTTCGCCTCTATTCTCTAACCAATAAGCAAACTTACTAGGGTCATCTAATGTAGCAGACAGTCCTATCATCTGAATATGTCTAGGAAGCATCATAATACTATTCTCCCATACATGTCCTCTATCTTTGTCGTTAATCATGTGTATTTCATCAAAAACAACAGCGCCTAGATCATTTTCAATATCCATGTCAAACGAAACCGATGATATTACATTATCTGTTTTGCTCTGGACTTGATACAACTTGTTTAGTAGTATTTCAGTAGTCATAATAAGAACATCTGCGTCTGGGTTTGTTTTAATATCACCTGTAATAAGACCAAATGTAATATGCGGATATTTATTAGTGAAATCATAATACTTTTGATTCGATAATGCCTTTATAGGCGAACAATAAATTGTTTTCTTTCCTTTAGCGTGAAAATAATCCAACGCAAACTCAGCAGGTAAACTTTTACCACTACCAGTAGGGGCAGTAACCAATACATGATTACCTAATACAATCCCTTCTAATGCCCATTTTTGAAATATATGCAACTCGTAACTAAATTTTTCAAAATACTCTTTATATTTTGAAAAACTATCCTCAGGATAAGACGTAATAGAACACACTTTTACCATTATTAATATATATACTGACACCATATCTTTAAACCATTATATTATAATATTAAGACATTATTCGACCCTTCGGACAAGACCCCTCGTATAAATCATTGATATATTATGTAAAAAATATTTTATATACATCGTTTATGAAAAATATTATTTATTGTTTTTGGACTGGGTCAAATCCTATGTCTAGTCAACGTCGGTTATGCTTAGAGCAATTGAAAAAGGTGACATTTTGTGAAGTAGTATTAGTTACACCAGATTCTCTAGGTAAATATTTATTAGACGACCACCCATTACATCCATCATTTTTTTATTTATCACAAACCCATAAGGCAGATTATTTAAGAACCTATTTCATGAGATTTCATGGTGGTGGATATTCTGATATTAAGCAAACTACGGGTAGTTGGCTACGCTCATTTCAGCAAATAAATAACAGCGATAAATGGATAATTGGCTATAAAGAAATACGTGGTGGTGTAGCATATTCACCATTATCTAATAAGTGGCAGGAACTTCTTGGTAATGGTGCATATATATGTAAACCTAATACGCCATTTGTAGTTGAATGGTATAATGAAATGATAAAATTAATGGACGAGAAATATGTTGACTTACAAAAATTTCCTGCGAGGTTTCCACAAGACAGTAAAGAACTAAATAATGGTTATCCTATAGAATGGAATGAAATGCTTGGAAGAATATTTCACGGAGTTCTGTACAAATACAAAAATAAAAGTTTAAATACTCTTCCTATATGTATTTTCAAATCATATAGATAAATATAGATAATAGATAATATATAATATATAATGGATAAGGTTAGTGTAGTGATTGCGACTTATAACAGATTCAAATATCTGATAAACACCATAAAATCGATTAATAACCAAACCTACAAAAATATAGAAATTATAGTTGTGAATGATAAATCAACAGATCCATCGTATTATAAATATGATTGGTCACAAACTAATGTCAAAATGATTCATCTACCAAAAAATACTAAGAATATGTTTGGTCATGCATGTGCTGGCTTTGTCAGAAACAGAGGTATACAAGAATCTTCGGGAAAGTATATTGCATTTTGCGACGATGACGATATATGGTTGCCTAAAAAGATAGAACTTCAACTCGAAGCAATCAAAAAAACAGGTTGCAAAATGTCTTCTACGAATGGCTGGGTAGGTCAAGGCGTGTTTAATCCCAACAAAAAATACCCCCCATATCTAGGCCATTATAATCACCCAAAAAAATCTACACAAGAGAAGGATACTAAGATTACTATTCAACAGAAAGATGTTATAATATACCCAAACGGGTTTCCAAATATTTGGAATTTGGAATTTTTGAAGCCAGTTAATTATGTTATTTGTTCTTCTGTTGTAATCGAAAAATCAATTTTAGACAAAATAAATAATATGAAACATGTAAAAAATGGCGTTGAAGATTATGATTGTTGGCTAAGAGCATTAGAACACACAAATAGTGTATTTGTGAATGATATGTGCTTTTATTATGACCGTAAACATGGCGACGGTAAGAATTATTAAATAATTTCTTATAATATGTATTTTCCTATATATTATAACCCTAATTGTACACGAAGTGTGTATTGTATAAAAATAAAATAATCCCATAATTTATGACCATATTTTCAAATGTTGGCTTTCAAATCGCCTAAATATTCATACCCCAGGATTTAAACGCAGTTGGGCGTTTTTTTCTTCCGAAAGTATTTTCCATTTTTCAAAATTGGACATAAAAAAAATGTCCAAAATCAGGAAACCCCGACAAAACCCCAGAAAAAAACTCAAAAACTCACATCAGAGCATAATGCTCTAATTTCCGTTTTTCAGCGATTTTTTTTGTGACGATAAAAAAAAAATTTGTGAAAATTTGCATCGGGGGGAAAATTATACCTCGAAAAAAAATGATGACAAATGATGACATAAAAAATGCCGAAAATGCCGAAAAAATGCCGACAAAAATACGTATTTTAAGGTTTGAATTTAGTAAGGCGTGTTTTGTATAATTAAAAAATTGTTACCATCTTTTCAAAATGATGACAAATGATGACAAAATGATGACAAAAAAATGCCGAAAAATGCCTTATTGTAAATAGTAACATTATTTGGCTAGGACCCATTTTTCTCTGACTGACATTTTTTCGTCCTCTATAATTAACCAAATTTAGAAAATTTATGAAAATCGAAGAAAATCGACAAAAACTCAAAAATCCAAAATTTGAAAAAAAATGAAAAACAAAATTTCAAAAATTGGAAAATCTGAAAATGAAAAAATCGTTAATATTCCCCAAACTGAAAATCAGCAATATTGTACTTTATAAAATAATAGTGGCTAGTTACATCGTTTATATTTTTCATAGATACACGTAAATTCTTTATTTTACGTAATAAAGTATTTAGGCATTTTCTATGTCATCATATATATAATGACAAATGATGACAATAAAAATTCCAAAAAATGCCTGGAATTCATATGTATAGCTTGTGACTTTAAATGCAGCAAAAAAAGTAATTATACCAAACACCTATTGACACGTAAACATAAAATGATGACAAATGATGACATGAAAAATGCCACATCTATTGCGGTACACCATTCCAAACCTACACCCATATTGGCAGACGTACATACAAACGAAACTAAACGCACACCCACAGCTACCTCTACAACCAAACCTTACAGTTGTTCATGTGGTAAAAGCTACAAACATCGTCAAGGTTTATCGGTTCATAAAAGAAAATGTAGTTATACAGCAGACGGTAATAATATAGCTAATATGCAGAATAATATAAACACTAGCAATATTGATAGTATATCAGGACCAGCTTCACACGAAGACATGTCAATTTCTGATAATCAATTAATAACACTAGTTTTGAAGCAAAACCAAGAATTAATCAAACACAGTCAAGATATCAACAACAAAATGACCGAGTTTATGAAGAAGGATTGCACAAAAACTACTAATAATAATTATAACAAAACATTCAATCTGAATATTTTCTTACAAGATGATTGTAAAGATGCTATGAACATTATGGATTTTGTCAACTCATTAAAGCTACAGATGTCAGATTTAGAAAATGTGGGAAAACTAGGATATGTGAATGGTATATCAGATATAATTGTAAAGAACTTACAGGCATTAGATATAACCAAACGCCCACTACACTGCAGCGACATAAAGCGCGAAGTTATGTATGTAAAGGATGATAATCAGTGGGAGCGCGAAGACAGAGAAAAGAAAAAGCTAAGAAGAGCAATTAAACATGTAGCCCATAAAAACTCAAAAATATTGAACCAGTTCAAAGAAAAGTATCCTGATTGTTTAAGTAACGAATCTAAAAAATCAGATCAATATGCCAAATTATTAGTTGAATCTATGGGCGGTTCAGAAATAGATAATACAATAAGTGAAAACAAAATTATAAAGAATATCGCAAGAGAGGTAATCATAGATAAGTAAAATATAACTATTACCTCATTAGAGCGATACAACATTACAGCTACAACATTACATCATTTCATCATTTCATTAGTGTCATCTTTGTCGCTAACGAATTGCAATCTTATTTTTCGTTTGAATTTCGCCTCGTTGTGAAATAAAAATAATCTCACGGATTTTTGTTCATACATTTGATATTCCTCTGGTACTGATACATACGAAGACATTTTCAATTCAGGCAAATAGACAGAATATCTGTACATATCTTTCGACTTTTTATCTACCTCGAAAATATACCCAACGTAACTTTTATTCAGTATTTCACTACTATTACTACATAATTCCAACAAGTTCGTATCATTCTGAACCTTTCGTATTGATTTCATGTTTTTATTTATATACTCCAAATCTGACACCCAATAACTATAAAACGCAGATGCTTTAGCTGACAACATCTTTGGATAAATCATTTCCTGTATCTTTATCATATTTAGTAGGTCAACAAGCCGACGTATTGGACTTGTTATTTGTATATAAGCGTCTAATCCCAGCATATCATGCCTAACTTCACTAACATCTCTTATATCCACTCCATTCACGTATTTACCTGTTGAATTGGATATAATTTGTACAAATTTACTTACCTCGCTATTAATATTATCTGGTGGTTTCACGTTTTGTTTATTTATATTATTTTTAAAAATGCCCATTTTTTCCCCAAGCATTTTCTGCGCACTTTGGTGATTCATTAGCATCATTAAATAAGCCACCATATCATGGCTGTCATTTATACTATCCATATACTTATACTTACCTTTTTCTAACAAATTCTTACAAATCTGGAGTGCTTCTTTGTAGTCCGTATTTTTTAATAATTTTTTGTCTTCATAATGGTAGTTTTTATAAACATTAATAAAAGCATTCTTGTATTTAATATCTACAATTGTATTCGTGTTGATATCGATGTACGTATCCATACAAAATGTTATTCTAGTTGTATTCTCTAATAAACTAGCAAGATGGTCTGACAGCATCGCTGGTAACATAGACCTTTTTTTATCAGGTAAATAAATCGTAGACACTCTTCTAGTGCATGAATCCCAAACATTCAACACATCAAGTAAAATACTAACGTTTGATAT